AAACAATCTCATGACGTGTCTCCCATAATTCAGTACATACGAGAAGACGTAGCTTTTAAACAGGAGTGGAAAGACTCTACTGAGTGCTTAGTTGTAGGTGGAAATTTGGTGTATTCATCGGGAGTCTTGAATGTCAATGTTACCCGTAGAGAATGGAATAATAAGATAGCTGTTGTGGGTGGATGGAAACGAAATCAATGGAAATTCCTAGGGCTAATAAAAACTAGGATATTTGGTAGAGTAATACCTACAGCAACAGCAATATCAAATTGTGGCGAAAGTGAAACAGTTATCCTTAATAAAATCAAGAATTAAAGAGAGACCTCTACATAAGGAATTGGGGGATTTCTAGTAGGCTACTTCGGTCTCTCTTTCCTTTAAGGAAGGAATCACTAGTAAGTAACTAAAACCCTGATAAACTGCTCTAAATACCTGAAAGATTATGCTACCTACTGACAACCCCCGAAGATGTCTGTTAGATTTTTTTGAAGTTATAAAAAATCCTAAGAATTTTACTAAGGCTGAATTTCAATACAGGTACTACAGAGCTATCCTAATAGATTCTTCGTTGCGAAGAATAAAAGTAGATTTCATAAAGGGGAGATTAGATTCGGTCACTTCTAAAATGAATTCCTCCCTGTCACGAATAAATTCCTTGAACCCGCAGCAATTGGAAGACAATTTTAATACAACACTTTATAATATTTTAAAATTTCATTTAGATTCTTTCATGGGAGAATCTAACACAGATAAAACATTATCCGATATAGAATCCGAGTTTAATATTTTGTTAAACGGAATTTTTATGAATGACATCCCCTTCAGATTTTCTGTGGAAGATACAACTCCTTCAATAGACGAATCTAAGTTACGGGGGTCTACCTTTCGGATACACGTGGTACCACTACACCTTTTATTTTAAAGTTTATGGCATTTTACAATCCCACTACAGGGGTGCGAATGTATAGAATACCCAAACGCATAGGAAGTATATTTAAATCCTCTGTAAACTATATTCCCAATCTTCTTTGGACACTACTAAGACTAGATTTTGTTAAGGAGGTAGGGAAAGTTAAGGTAGTGAACACTCCAGATACTCTGGAGTGGGAATTTAATTCCCAAACAGGACACCTAACGGTGAATGACACTTTGTCGCAGGGAACAGAAAGGGCATTTTCATACAATGGTACGATAGGACATGTAGAAGCAGATACTGATTCAATTTTGTTATGATAAAAGATTTAGGGAAAGTAGGTTTAACTACAGGTTTTTTCAATAGCGAGCAAGACAAGATAAACTACTTAGAGATATATTTAGGGAATCCAAACACTGTTCTGAATTCTAATTATGGGGCACTGTGCATGGATATAATAAATAATAAGATCTATAGAAACTATGACGGGTCTTCGGGGTGGGAATCCATAGATTCCAAAGTAGGAGAATGGGTTGACGGTAGGGGCATTTACAGAAGTATCATCCCCTTTACAAAATCTTCTCTGGGAAGTAACTACACTCTTCAACATAATCTTGGAATTAAATTATATGTATCTGAGAGAATTGTAATACCCCAAAATGCAATAGATCCAACCCCTAATTCAGTAACTCCAGGAGATTTATTATCGATGGGTTACGCTTCAAGTTATTCTGTTGACGAAAACAAAGTTATCATGGGTCTTATTGACACAGTGCCATTTTTAGGTACTGAGGTGTGGTTTTATATTGTAGATTATGTGAGAGACGAGGTAGCTTCGTCTGTGAATCCAGTTGTCAGAAGTGTCGATATAGATTCATTTGTTTCTACGGGTATGCCCATCCTATTATCAGATGTCACCTCAGGGTATACAAATTCTAAAGGAAATCCAGCTACCAGCCTATTTATAGTATATCCCTTTTCAGAGGGGGAATTAAAAGTGGGAAGTTTCAATGTTATACTTAGTACCCCTATTATTTTAACAGAAGTTTTAGCTGGAAATTTAAAATGGTATCCCCTACATTCATCCCAGACTAATATTCAGGCTTACACACTATTTTTTAAAATTATAGATTCTACGGGGGCAGCTAGCAATTCCTCTTATCTAACACTAACTCGTCCTACTTCCCCACAAGGTTAAATTATGAAAAAGGCAATATTTATATCAGGAATTATTGGCTCTGGAAAATCCACTCTAGCTAAGTCTTTAGCTACTAAATTTAATTTAGAATTCAAGAATGAAAACATAAAGGATGAATCTATAATACCTAAGATATACGAATTCTATGACAGTTTTGATTCAGATACTATAGTAGAGGTTCAACAGCATTTTATAAAGGATTCTAACAATATGATATCAAGTCTGAATGACAATGTAACTTATGTGTTTGATACTTTCCCCTTTGAGAGTCAAAGGGGATTTATAGAATCTCTGTACAATTCCGAATTTATAAATGAGAATCAATATTCATTATTAAATACCAGCCTAGGTAAAGTGTCTGACCTGAACTGTGTGGAATTTCTTCATATTCATTGTCTGACCACAATTGACATATATAGCAGAATCTTAAACAGAGGAACTTTTGAAATAAAGTCCTTTGTAAAAGGAGAACCCTCGGCTAAATTTGTTAAATTGATGGATAACTTAGATAGGTTCTTACTGTTTGATCTGGTTACTGAATCAACAGTGTTCAGTGCAGACCCTAACTTAGATTCTAAAATACTAGATTTTTTAAATAAAAATTAATGATTGTATCTTCAGAGAAAAGAAGGATATTCCAGATATTGGAGGAATTAGATGCCACTAAGCAAAAGTTTAGTGAAACTTCTTATACATGGTTATGCCGAAAGTATGACCCTACGTATAAGGAAGTATTTAAACTATTTGTTTCTAAGGAGGATTTGTATAAGGCTTACAATAGTTGGAAGAAAGTAGCTAAAGTAACAGATACTGAGGAGATCCCAGAAGAGACTTCGGCTGTTGCTGTAGTAGAAAGTATAGCTCCTTCTCTGGACATGACTCGCATATCTAATTTCCTATTAGGGCGTGCTCCGTTTGAAGACAATTCTGAAGAGATAAACAAATTAACTAGGCTACTAGATACTTCATCTAAGACAGGAAATACTTATATGAGTTTGATGGTTTACAAGCAGATGGAAAGAGTATCTAGCCTGATAGATTCATTAGAAGTAGCTGAACGAAGAATGTATTCTCCAGAGGTTATTGAAAGTGTGACTCCTGGAAATTTATTAGTTTTAATAGAAAGTATAAATAAGACCATCAAATTTTCTTTGGAATTTATTGACAAGGTAGCTAACAGAGAACTTACTGAAAAGAATAAGGGAGTTAGTATTACTATAAATCAAACTGTTTCTAAGGATGTGGTAGAGAGGACAACTACTCTAAGTAAACCTGCTAGAGAGTCAGTTAGAATATTGGCTAAAAGGCTTATAGAAATGCGAGATACTAAACAATCCCCGAATGAAAATAAGTCCTGAGGACTCCCAAGGTCTAGATAGGGTACTCCTAGAATTAGGCAACGGAGATAGAAATTTTATAGACTCTCTGTCTCTACATGAGAGGGAGTCGTTTTTTCAGATATTAAGAGAGTTATCTGCCACTGGAGAAAGTCCCACCTTAGAGTTATTATGGGAAGTAGACTACATTCAAAAGCCAGTAGATATAATGACATTTATGACTGATTCTTATTACCTGGGTAATATTTATAAAGATAACTTATTTGATGGATGGGTTCCTCATTTACAAGAAATATTTAAAGTTGGAAGTCCCTATCTAGAAATAATACTAACAGGAGGTATAGGCTTAGGTAAAACCTATATAGCTATTGCGGGTATGAATTACGACCTGTATAATATCTTGTGCTTACGTAATCCTCAAAATTATTATGGCTTACCAACTTCGTCATCTATAGTATTTGCGCTGTTTAACACTACTCTGACTTTATCTGAGAAGATTGGAAGTTCTGTATGGCAGGAACACGTAGATAATTCTCCATACTTAAGAGAAATCTGTTCCGTAGATAAGTATAAGAAGAACAATTTGATATTTCCTAAAAATTTAGAGGTAATATCTGGATCTAAATTTACTCATGCATTAGGTTCCAATACATTCTCGGCTCTTTTAGATGAGGCAAATTTTGGTAAAGATGTAAAGATAGGAGACACTATGAAGTCCCAGATGTTGGAAAATTACACATCACTTCTTCGTAGAATGGAATCCAGATTCAAGGATTCTAAGGGCAGAATTCCGGGGCATATGTATTTAGTAAGTTCTAAAAAGGCAGATTCAGATTTCTTAGAAAAACACGCTGATAAAAGCAAGGGTAAGGCTACTACCTATATAGTGAATGAACCCATATATAAGATAAAAACTCACTATTTTGACCCTGTTACTAAGACTAGGATTCCCCGATTTTGTGGGGAAACATTTAGAGTCTTAAAGGGCGATCAGAGGGTAGACTCAAGGGTTTTGCTCGCTAATGAAGAAGCCCCCCCAGATTATAAGATAATAGATGTTCCCATAGAATACCGAGAAGCGTATGAAACTGATGTTGAAAATTCTCTCCGGGATATTTCTGGGGAATCCGTGGGGACTACTAGTTCCCTTATAAAGAACAGAGAATCCATTAGAGCTTCTGTGAATCATTCTAGAAAGCCTATATTCTTGACTACTACCGTATACTTGTCATTTAACGACACTGAAGAACAACTAGTAGATTACATGGATACTTCAGCATTTAAGGAGTGGGTAGATAAAAATCCGTCAGCACCTAGAGCTCTGCATGTGGATTTTGGTATAACAGGAGATGCTTGCGGAATAAGTTGTGGATTCCTAAATGGCGAAACTAAGATATCTCGTACTAGCGTAGACTTAGAGCACGAGGACTATACTGAACCCCTAGTGTGCGTAGATTTTATGATACGTGTAAAAAACTATGAGGGAGAAAGGTTGCCCTTTGAAAAAATTACCCGATTTGTATTTGACTTACAGAGTACTTTTGGTATAACTATATATTACGTAAGTACTGACGGATTTCAGTCAGAATATTTTAGACAGAAACTGTCTACCAAGGGAATTAATACAGGAGTTGTATCTGTGGATAGAGACGACAAAGCTTATTTGTCACTCAGACAGATTCACTATGAGGGAAGGATAGATATGTATAACTACCCACATTATTTAGTAGAACTATTTAGTCTGACTAGAGATGCCCAAAAGGGAAAGGTAGACCACCAAGAAATAAATATAAATGGTACTCCGGGGTCTAAAGACGTGGCGGATTCTCTGGCTGGACTATGCGTGGTTCTTTACAGAGAACAAGAATTTATGAGTTCTCTAAGTAAACCATCATCTAAACAATTAACTCAAATAACTTCTGAGATACGAGTTGCTATAGCTGCTGCTAGGAATAAGATTCCTTCATTAGCAGAATTAATGTCTTCAGGAGACGAAGAAACTTATGACAGCGATGAATACTAATTATATAAGTAGGGAAATCTTTAAAAAGTCTATGATACTACAGGGCATCCCTCGCTCAACTATAGAATCAGTGTTAAAGACTAAGGGTGTGATAAAAGATTGCTCAGACCTGAAGATGTTGTTAGACTTAGGTTCTGACTTGGAGGAGATAGACAAGCAGTGTATCATAAATAGATGCTATAGAATTACTAACATATCACTTATATTTAAAAACTAAGATTTTGGCAGGATTTAACTTTTTTAAAAGGTCTATAGTAAAGAAAGACCTAAATAGACCTGAACAGATAGACATAACTGATGACTCCCTAAAGGGCATAGGTTCAGGACTAGCAGGTTTATCAAACCAGTATGCACAATATTTAGATTCAGCTCCTAGGGATACTCGTTCTGATATCTATGACTCCGTGGACTTTATAGATAAATACGATGAGGTTATATCTAAAGTTTTATCAGATATGGCAGACGACGCCACTCAGTATTCTTTTCAAACTAAATCTCCACTTTGGATAACTTCAGATGACAAAGACTTAGAAAGGGAATTGAATAATCTTATAGAGGTCTTAGACCTAAAGATAAAGATTACTAGCATAGTTAGAGAAGTTATTAAATACGGGGATAAGTTCGGTAGACTGGTTATAGACCCTAATAAGGGAATAACTAAATTGATAGTCAATAGTCCTCCTAGAAGTGTCTGTAGATTGGAATATAAAGGGGAGTTAGTAGGATATAAAATAGATACGGAAGCTATACCCTTGCAACGGTATGAAATGATACACTGGAGAAGCTTAGAAGAGTACGTAAAGGACGATATTTTACTGGAGAATAATAAGGAGTTATTCACTCGCTACTTTTTAGATGAGAATCCCAGTTATGGAAAATCTTATGTGTACAGGGCTATATCTATTTCAAAGAGATTAAAGTATGCGGAAGATGCAGTTCTATTAGGCAGACTGTCTAAATCTAAACTGTACAGAAATCACTTCGTGGAAGTGGGAACTGGAACTCTCAAGGAAAAGATAAAGATAATGAGGGAGTACATAAGAAACTGGAGAAAGAACTCTGCTGTTAATACAGAGAATAAGGATATGTATTCTGAGGAGAATTTCTTCTCTTACGAGGAGGATGTATTTCATCCCGTATCTGATGGAAAGGGAAGTTCTAGTATAGACCAAGTAGGAGGAGAGATGGACATAGCCCACATAGAAGACATAGAGTATTTTAGTGGAAAAAGAAATAAAGTAATAGGAGTATCCGACGACACTTCTCCGATGACAAACAGATTGCAGGAAGACTCTAAGTATGCCAAGAAAGTATCGGGTTACCAAAAATATTTGCTTAGGGGATTGTATGAGTTATTTGATATACACTTAGACGTATTAAATAAATACTCCGAGGAAAGGAAATACTCCATAAATTTAGTGGAAGTAGATAGTTACGTAGAAACAGAGAGGAATGAGATGCTTTCGAGTTCAGCAGACTTTGTTGAAAAGATTTTAACCCTAATAGATTCCGTGTCCGACAAGGGAGTTCCAATAAATCTAGAATACCTAACAAAATACCTGTTTGAGAACTATCTTAGACTTCCGGATTTTAATTACGAGGAATTGTTTAAGGCTGTTATCTCTGACGGAGAGAATCAAACTAAAGAGGATATACAGAAAAAACTAGAAGCTCTAAGCCACTCTCCCAAGTCACTCTCCCTCATAGAATCTGAAAGGGGACGTGTTTCAGGTATTAGGCATCATAAAGTAGAAGTTAGAGAAAGAGGTAAAGGTGAGTAAGCTAGTAGAAAGATTAAGTAGATTCATAAGTATCTCAGAGGATAAATTTGTAGATACTTCTAAATACGGAAGAATTATATCTATCTTATCTGTAAATGATTCCTTCCCCATGATACCTAAACTGCAAAGTATTTTAACTGAGTCTCTAGGAACTCCCGAATTTTCGGTTGTTTACAATTCCATAGTAGACCATTTAGAATCTATGTATGTAATTGACGAATTTTCTATACACCGAAGGACTGTGTCCCAGAAGAAACGAAAAAATCCAACAGCTAGTAGAATAGCTAAAATGCGCTGGAAGAAGAATAAATCTGCTATGTTAAGGGGTCTCCGCAGATTTCACAAATCCTCAGAGGGAAAATCATTCCATAAAGCCCTCGGAAAGTTTGTGTCTAAAACTTCTTCTAAGAATGAGGGAGTCGAAGATTTACAATCTGCTCTACTAGAACTAAATGAATTACGTATAACTCTCAGTTCTGCAGTAACTCAACTCTTCATAGATATGAAGTTATTTCCGGAGGGGTATGCTGACTTTTCAGCAGATGATTTTTCTATACTAATGGATGGGTATTCCTCTGTAATGAAGGACTTGCAAGATGCTTGGAATTCAGATGACATAGACTTTATTGAAGATACCATAAGTGAGGTTATATCTGAATTTGGTAGCATATTCATAGGCGTTGACATAGACTTTATCTACGATCCAGAAGTCGATTCCTTAGTAGAAATTTCATAAAAACTCTGTGTAACCTTTTATTTTAAAAGTTTGATGGGACTAGTATTGTTAAAATCTCCGTTATACACAGGAACTAACCTCGAAGTAATTCGAGAGTCGGGGGGTATTTCAGAATTTCCAACTCTATTTTTAAAGGGTAAAATTCAGGAAGCCGATACTCCTAATAACAACGGAAGACGATACAAGTACGAAACCCTAGTAGAAAAAATTATCAATGCTAGATGCACTCCCGAATTATTAAGAGATTCTCCCCTATTTGGAGAGAATATTCACCCATCAGATGATTTAACAGGAGAAATAAACACTGAAAAGGTTATATGGAGAGTTGTTGAAACTACGATGGAGGGAAACAGCATGGTAGGAACACTTGAGATAATCCCTGAAACTCCTCTCGGAAAGATACTATACTTTTTGGTAGACAAATATAATGCAAAGCCAGGAATTAGCTCTAGAGCGTGGGGAAGCATGAATGAAGAGTGGGTAGACCACGACTCTTTTAAATTTGTGACATTTGATGGAACATTCAATCCCTCTACACATGGGGCATTTTTGAGAAAGATAGGAGAATCCGGAGATGTTAGAGAGATGATAAAATCCTTTAAGGAAAGAGACCTTAGGGTCTTATCAGAAAGTAGCATGCTCAGAATGGACGATGGGCATTCACTAGTAGAGAAAGTATTTAACAATAAACATTTTATAATTAATAATCGCAAAGACATGACGCCAGAATTAGAATTACTAAAGGAAGCTAATCAACAAGTTTCCAATTTGACCAAACAACTTGCGGAGTCTAATTCGGCTCTGAAAGAAGAAACTAAAGACTTAGCAACTGCTGAAGACAAGTTAATTCAACTTCAAGAAGAAAATGAAGAACTTACCCAAAAAGCTGCAGATATGCAAAAAGAGCTTGACGCTAAAGACGCTACAATAAAAGAAATGGAAGACGCTATGGCTGAAGACAAGAAAGCTATTGAAGAAGACGAAGTGCAAGACAAGGTTGATGCAGAAGAAAAAGAAAAATTGGAAGAAAACTATAATAAGTCCTTGAAAGTTTTAGAAGGAGTTGTAAGTGAATTCCATAAAGTGAAAGGTTTCTATAATAAATCTATAGAAGTCCTTAACTTATTAGAATCTAAAAAATCTAAAAAATCAATTGTTGATTTAGTAGAATCTGAGTTAGGAAAATTTGCTCACTACAAACCAATGTTTGAATCTGTAGACGATTTAGGTAAAGCTAAAGTAATTGTAGAGTCCTTGAAAAAAATCCAGTCTGGTAAGAGACCTCTAAGCGTAGTTCCGCTAACAGAACGAAGTGTGGGAAACACGGATAGACCGTTTAGTACTGACGAACAAAGAATAAATTCTTACAGTATTTAATCTTTGTATAACCTCTAAAAACTAAAACAAGATGGATCCACAAAATGTCCAAAGAACTCTTAACGAGAGAATCACTGTCTTAGAAGAACGATGGGGTAAATATAGTAACCCCTTAAAAGAATCTTTTAAAAGACGAGGTAAAACCCTAGATCCTGCATCATGGGCTGCCACATTACAAGGTATGGAAAACATACATGAGAAATTTGCAACTATGTCTGAAGCTACTCTATCTGCAAATATAGGTAGTTTTGTACAACACGGTTACGATTTAATCACCGCTGTTTACCCGAATTTGATTGCCAACCAAATTGCTAGTATTCAACCATTACAATACAAAGTCGGAGAGATCTGGTTTATGGAATTGCAATATGAAGCTGCAAAAGGTTTAACAGGAGCCAACACAGTAGCTTTATCAGGAGTGTCTGGAGCTCATCCTGAAAAATACTATTCATCTGAATATATAGACGGTGTATCTGTACAGACACCAAACAGTGTTCTGACTGACTTCTCTGGAACTACCGGAGTAGCTATCAAAACTGGAGCTCAACTAGATTTTATATACATAACTGATGGAGTTGAAACTTTCCGTCCAGACCCTACTAATTACGCAGTATTAATAGGTGACGCAGGAGGAACAGGTACTTTGAATCTTTCTACCGGAGCATGGGCTGTGTCTTTTGCTGCTGCTGTAACCACAGGTAATGTTGTTAAAGCTATCGGTCGTGTTAATACAGAAGCTAATCCATCTAGTATCGGCAAAACCAAAATCAATTTTACTTCTTCTTCAATAGAAGCTAAGAAACATCAATTGGTTTCTACCTACAGCATGGATGCCGAATACGAGTTGAAGAAACAGTTTAACCGTGATATGAATGACGAGTTAGTGAAAGCTAATGGCTCATTGATTAAAGCTGAAATAGATAGTCTTGTTATAGATGATATGAAAATAGCTGCTAAATCTGCTGAGGGGGCTGGTTTCTCTACTTGGGACGGAGCTTTTTCAGGCGTATCTGAATTAGACCACTTCCGTACTTTCTTAACTGTACTTCAAAAACAATCTCAAGACATCAACGATAAGACTCGTATGGTTAGGGGTAACTTTGTAGTAGCAGGTTCTAACTTGTGTACAGTGCTTACTGTTCTTCCAGAATTTAAGTCAGCTGTAACTCCAAGTAGCGAAAGTGCAGGTCCTCACGTATTAGGTACTGTAAATGGATTGTTGATCATCAAACATCCAGATTTTGATGCTAATGAATGGATTATGGGAAATAAAGGAGCCAGCGCATTCCATACAGGATATGTATTTGCTCCATATATGCCATTGATGGTTACTCCTCCTGTTAGCTCTCCGGACAGTGTGTTCGACGTTACCAGAGGTTTGTTCACTCAAGCTGGTCGTAAAGTTGTAAACCCACGGTATTATGCTCACGGAGTAGCTACCAATTTGTTTGCCTAAGATTAAAAATATAAGATAATTTTATAAGGGGATCACCGTAGTAATACAGTGATCCCTTTTATTTTAAACACTAAATTCAAAAATTATGTTAGAATCAAAAAATTATGTAGTAAAAGTGTTAGGACCAAGTTCTATAAACTTAGTAAATCGTTCATTAAACCTTAGTGTATCCCTAAAAGCACGTTCACAAAGAGTGTTACTCTTAACTGCTGCTCAAGCTAACTACATAAAAACAGTACTACGAGGACAGGGATTAGTAGACGAATTTACGGAATCTGTTGCTGCGCCAATAAAGACTGTAGAAGCCGAAGTTATTCCAGTAGCGGAAGCCATCCCTGTTACGGTTGATGTGGTTCCGGCAGTGGAAATTCCAGTAACAGGGGAAACTGTTGTCGAAGCCCCTATTTCAGAAATACAAAAAACAGTAACTATGAAAGCCTTAGAGGCTATAGTTTACATTAAAACCTTAATAACCCCTGAGGAAAAAGCCGAAGCTCTAGCAGGCGAGACTAGAGTAACAATAATAGAAGCATCTAAAGAATAAATCTCAAGATGAGTATACCACGAGAATTTCAAACTTCTAACGCTGGGAGTCGAAAGAAAACCCTATTAGAAATATCTAACGACATTATGAGTCACCTAGGATATCCTCAACAATGCGTAGGTGAAATTTCTCCAGATAACGTAAGTAACTTTATATTAGATTCTTTAAGTCTAGTTTCTCAATACAAGCCTAGAGTAATTATGCGCACGGTTTCAGTATCTGGCAGATCTGGTCAGGTTGTTGCTACTGGGAAATTCTACGGGTCTGAGTGGAAAACTGGAGACCCTGAACCTGCCCCGGAAGTCAGGGGGGATGTTATATCTTACATAGGGATATCTCCTGCTTCGGGTGTTCACGGAAGTACAACTTTACTGGGGGGCGGGATTCTCTTAGATGAATTCTCCTTTGGGCAGCAGGGCATGGGAATCCGTTCAGAAAGTCAAGGAGGAGCTTCTCTGCAATTAAATTCAACTATAGACAGATTTCTAGACTTTCAATTTGCTTACCAGAATGTTCAAGGAATGCTATCTAATCAAGGCAGAAAATTTGACTGGCAGCAAGATTATAATACTTCTGCTATAGCATATTTTTCCAATTTGCCGTCACACGTGGGTGCTCTTACATTAACCTTAGGCTTAGAGCATACATTGGGTAATAAGTATTATCTTCCTTCCGCTAGCACAGAAGTAGGGACTCCTGTAGATTCCTTTGATGAAACTATTTCTGGCAGTATCCTACACTTAACCCAAAGTTTAGCCTTATCCAAGGCTATGAAGAAAATAGGTTTAGTTAGAAATAAATTAAAGGGCGGTATGGGTCAATTTGAACTAGACGGAGATACAATGATACAGGAGGCTAATGTGATAGAGGAAAGAATCTTAGAGGATTTAAAATCTGGTAGTGACCTTTGGGGAAGTTACAATGATAATTTTTAAACATGGGATGTAATACTTATATAGCACCTGTTGTTATACCTCCAATTCCAGGGTATGACGTAAATTGTGGAAACTTGGATTTTACTCCCTGCACTGTTGAACAGGAGTTAATAACGAAATACCTGTTAGAGGCTTACAGCAGGCTTCCAAAGGTACTATACAGAGTTTGGAATAGGGAAAATACTGATGACAGATGGGGCAGTCCAGATACTAAGGCGTACCTGCCTGCCATTTACCTAAATTCAGAATTTGAATGGGATAAGCACACTAAGGAACATTCGCATGGAACTTGGATTAGAACTTCCAAGATAGACATGAAGTTTCTAGAGGCTCAGTTGAAGAAATTCCAGTTAATCCCTAAAGAGGGAGACACGGTGTATGTAATTGATAGATGGCTAGAAGTACTATCTGTAAACAAGAGCGATCTACTTCCGGGAACAAGTACTAAATTTTTGAAATACGTGTTAACTGTCGACACTAAACAGACAGCAGAATAATCCTTTTATTTTTAAACTTAAAGAAATGAAAAATGTATTATTAAGAGAGAGAATAGAAAATAACTCCGTAGAGAATACTCTTAAAGCTTTACTAGAAGCTAATGAACTACTCAAAGCTCAAGACGCTGTAAAGGGAACGTTATTTAAGATTAAAAAAGATTTGGATTCTGTATTAGATGAATTCGTAAAAATAGGAGTTCTAGACAAATATAAAACAGTTATATCTCCTTTTAACAGCGGGTTTATGCTGGAAATATCAAAGTCTTTTAATAGAGACTTTCAAAAGGACAGGGCAAATGACAAAATAGTGGACCCATTATTTTCAGTAACTAATATCTTTCTTCAGCCATCTAGTTTCTTTCAGTCCGATTTAGATGGCGGAAAGGAAACCGCTTATATAGAGGGATCAACTTTAGATATCCGCGGAATAGATAAGATGACTTACCCCGAGTATGCGATAAAGTCAAAAATTGATATAAAAACTGCTACTACCGAATTTTACAATTTAGTAGCTAAACAGATAGTTAAACTAAATGGACTATTAAAATAATATGCTGTTAATTAGATTCCCTAAGAATGTTAAAAATAAACTGGCAGCCCTGAATACTATTCATGAAGACAACAAGGTCTTTGTGGATATGATGAAGGAAGCTATAGCTAGGGAATACAAAAAGCAATTATTGCGCCACATAGAAAATCAAGACCTGAATTGGAGATCTCTTAATCCTCAATACAAAGAGTGGAAGATAAAGAATGGGCTATCCGAAAAAATTTGGAAAGCTACTTCTCTATTAAAGGATAGCATACAGGTAATAAAGAACGACGATGGTAGTTGGTTTGTAGGCATATCCGGAGATATAAAGTATCCAGATGGTACTTCTGTGTCGCTGGTAGCAATGGTTCACGAATACGGTTCTCCGTCACGAGGAATACCTGCTAGACCTTTGTTTAGGCCAACTAGACAAAAAATGCTCAGGAACATAGGTAAATTTGTAGCTACAGAAAATTCAAAATATATGAAATTTTTAGTAAGGAAGATAAATAACAGAAGTAGACATGAAAAGAGTGCATAGCAAGTCTGTGAAAGAATCAGACATAGTATCCCCCAGTAATTCCACACGGATAGAAGCAGGGATGTTCTTTAGTAATAAAAGAGGAATAAACGTATTCATAAAAGACGTAGAAAACAACTTAGTCGCTTTTGACGAAGAAGGAACTGAGAGGATACTCACTATTCCTTTAGCAGTAGAGTACTTTAAACAAGAAGGATATACCCCTACCAAGCGCACTCCTCAGGAGAAGTCTATAAAAGAGACTGTAGAGACTAATTCTATAAAAACAGCAATATCAAATTTATTACAGTAGTAAGGCATGTACTTAAATTATCCAGTAGTACTAAATTCCACTAAAGCCGAAGCTGAGGATATCTCAGTTATGTTAGTTTTAGGGGAATTCTACGTTATACAGGATAAAAGCTTAGAAGATTTCTGTTTTAAGGTTACCACTAAGGTATCTCAATCTGAGATAGGGATAGAATGGCAACAATTGGACGGAATTGGCAAACTTCTAGAGCCAGCAACACTTCCACTTACCGTGTCTGTTTTATCCAGAGGATTCTCTTCTCTGGATACTTCAGTATACAAACTTAACTACCTGAGAAGAGGATACTTTGATATAGACGAGATAGTATTTGATATTTTCTTTAAAAAGATAACTAAGTGGATCTGGACTTCAGGGTCTCATTCGGGGCAGCCTGTGGAAGATCTAACTAAATTAGTGGATTTCTTCTTTTTTAATAAAAGACCTATAACTAGACAACCATATGCTGAAAGGACGTTAGGAGCTACGGACAATGTGGATTCGTCATGGCAGACCAGCAAAGACCGTAGCAACCCTGCGTCTATAAAAACTATGCCCTACTTGGTATTTCAGCCCTTAGATGTTACTCCTACTCCCGAAGAACTTCATAGAGTAGAAGAATTTTACAGGTACATGAATTCTGTACCACAAGCTCAATTAGATTTGTATTATGAAGGCATAGAAGTATACCAACCCCCACAATTGTATGAGTTTAGTTATCAGGTGACAGCGGTAACAGACAATTGGAGAGATTGCAGGGTACTTCAATCTCACTTGGTCAATGGAGTTATTCCCACAGATTGCGGAGAAAGGTATATTGTATTTCCCTCTGGGATTTCTCATACGGTAACGATAGAACCGTCACAGGTCGTTGGAGTAGAGGATTCAGGAGTATTTGAAACAACTGTAACTTATGTATTTAAATTACCATTAATAGACAGATATCCTGAATTAACTTATTCGTGGGTAACTGGTGCAGTCGGTGTAGATAGTTTGTCCCCATATTATTTTCAGGGATGACCTAAACTAAATTGTACAACAAAAATTAACTTTTATTTAAAAGGATAAAAACCTAAACAAGAAACAGCAATGAATATTGGAACTAACATTTCAGAAAGAGAGGCTCAAGGGTCTTCAATAATTTCCTCAGCCCCTTTATATAATATAGGTATTTTGGGGAAATCTCCTAAAGGAGTTACAGGTAAAGCAGTATTAGTAACTTCTCTGGATTCTTTTACTACGGCATTTGGGGGGGCTGATGCGAATTATTATTCCTACTATATGCTAAAAGGTTTATTTAATAACGTAGGTTCTACCCTAAAGCCAAATGTTTATTTTGTTAGGGAGTACGACACTGAAAATCCAGGAGTAGCTTCATCGTTAACTATTGGATCAGGGTTAGACTATTTCAAGTTATATGCTGGATACTTTGGGGCAAGTTCTCCCGGAGTATGGGGGGACAACATCAGATTGCAATTTGTTGCTGGTTCTTCTGTTTCTTCCTTTTACTTGAATATTTATGAGCTAAGACTAGGTATTCTTTACTTGGTGGAAAGCACCTCTGAGTTTGAAGTGTCTGAAATGGAAAGTGTTATAAATACTTATTCTAAATGGATTAAGTGTGAAGCATTTGGAGACACTTCCGCAATAACTATAACTCCAGATGTTCCTAACTATAAAGTATGGACTGCTGCTCCCTTATTTTCTGCGTATACAGCGGTATTAGACGAAATTACAGGAGAAATAGCGTCTTTAACTAGTTATGCTACTCTAACTTTACAATTAACTGTAGGATTAACAATGGTTTCAGTGTCTATGACTGAGGCTGACTTACTAGCTTTAGTAGACCCATCTGATTTAGTAGATGTGTCCGGAGTATTGAAGCTACCAATTTCGGTAGTAAGCCAAAAATTTATTTCTTACATTAACGCTTCTGCTACAGCAGCCAATCCGATAACTGCAGAATATATTTCTTCTACAGGACTTATTTCTATCACTACCCTGTCCGCAGGCGTGGACTTAAATTCAGTGGTTAATCCTTTGGGAACTACATTCACTGTGTTAGACACAACCAGTGGTATAACTTTATCTACGGGTTATAAATCTCTTACGGGGGGAACTAATCCCGGAGAACCAAATACATCACAAGTTATGGCTGTACACGCCAAATTCCTAGAAGGAAAGAACTTGCAATATGTGATGTCTTGTGACAGATTTGACTTAGGGTGGGCTCAAGCCTTAGAATCTTGGAGTGAATCTCAGAGTCTTCTAGGTATCTTTCAAGCGGATAAGACAGAAGTTCCTTCTGGAGATTTCTCTGCCTATGCAACCTTATTAAAAGCCAGCAGTTTCTTAGCAGGGTATTTCAATTGGGGTTATGTGGATAAAGAATCTACTTCTGGAGAGATCTTAGTTCCGACAATAGCTAACATATTTGGAGCCTACTATGTAAAAAGAAAGGTAAATTTTGGAGGGTATGCTCACATAGCCCCAGGAGGAGTTGACGTCAGTGTTCAAGGCTTTAAAAGACTACAGTGGGGAGATGATTTAACTCCCAATTTGGTAACTATAATAGCTAGAACATTTGGATTTAATACCTTAAAATTTTCTCCGGGTTATGGTTTTGTTGTGGAGAGTTCTAGAACAATGTCTACCCGAAGTAAATATTACTCTATTCACATTAGGGTAGCAAAGAATTTCATTATTCAGTCTATGAAAACACAGATGAAATTATTTCAACAACGTCCCAATTCTCCTATAGTAAGATCTTCATTAGCTTCTACGGCACGTATCTTCTTAGGTAAGAGATATTCAGAAGGAATGTTTGAAGTAGAAGGAGGTTTTGAGAATAATATTGGGATACAATGTAACGAGGAAAATAACGATATTTCTATAAGAAAGAACAGAAAATTAGCACTAGATATGTCCCTAAATTTTGCGGAAATAGCTGAAGAGGTAAACATCTCAATGGTGCAAGTAGAAACTGGATTAAAAATAACAGAAGCTTAATAATTAACGCTTATGAAAAATATTAGAAATTTTAGTAAAGAAATCAAAGCCCTAGTAGAATCTAAGAAATCTGCTCAAAGAATTATAACTGAAATGACAGATTCTGAAGGGATCGGAGGGGAAGAAGATCAAATAACCAAATTTGCCAGATTAGAAACTGATAAGTGTGAAGATCCCATTGAGGAAGAATACACCGAAGAAGAATATCAAGCTTTACAAGAAGATGATGAGGACTTTGATGAAGACGACTTCGAATTAGATGAAGCTAGTAAAAAGTACAAGAGGAAGAAATAAATAGGTTGTAATGTCAAGAATAAAATCATTAGTAGAATCCACTAAGTCTGTCAGAGAAATCCGTCAGACTTTGCTAGAGGCAGCTATAAAACCTAATCAGATGTATAGTCTACACCTGGATAGAATTAAAGTAAAATCTAAAGGAAATGGAGATAATTGGAATGTCACTAAGTGGGGACCAAATACTCCCCCTAAGGATATGGAATTATCTTCTAAAGAAATATTAGCTATGAGATTACTTAATGAAAGTAGTAACGAACTCCCATTTTCGATGGACAGTTTCTTACAAGATATAGCTCAACAGACTGAAGTTATAACTTATGGAGACATCTATAATTTCGAAGTAACTCCTCCGAATCTTAGTAAGTTGAAATCCCTTAGGGCAAAGATAGAACGTACTGTAAATACTACAGGCGAATTTGATTCAAGAGAGTTAAAGGAGTTATCCAAATTTTTAAAAAGTAATAAATTAAAATAAAAATATTATGAGTATTAAGCCTCAAGTTGTAGAGAGTAATTCGGATTTGTTAACTGCTAACATGTGCACATTTTCGTTTGTAAATATAAAACTAGAATCTCCCAATTTTAATAGAATTGAAGGTCTTACCCGAACAGTAGAAACTGTGGAACAGGTTGACGGGGGATCCGGACTAAAGAGAAAATACCACGGCGGAATAGTAAGCTACGAAGATATTACTGTAGTACGTGTCAGAGACAACTCTGTAAATGACAAGTTACTTAGTGATTTTGTTACTTCTTACATAGAAACTGGTAAAAAGGAAGATGCCGTAATGCATAAAAGACACCACGGCAGGATAATTAGAACAGTGGAATTTATAGGACTAAATGGTTCTAGCGAACAACTTCCCAGCTACGATAATACCTCTGCTGCAGGGGAAGAAGTAACCTACCCTATGCAGGTGGACTGGTGGGAAGAAATTTGGTCTTAAGCACTTAGTTATTCATGAATTATGATATTGAATTTTCATCTGCCTCTACTTCTTATTTTATTTCTAAAAATACTATAGATGCAGCCCTAAATTCCCTAAAGAAAAAGGATAAAACAACACGAGAGAGGCTTACACGAGGTACGGGTAAGCCTATTTTAGTTTATATAGAGACAGGCTTAAACACGACAGAGGTAAACTCAGAATTAACTAAGTTTATTACTAGGAATAAATACGACTTCTTAAAATTTATAGTTAGTCCTAAATCTAGAACACCGAAGCCTGATACTACTGTGGGAGATACTAAAGATGCCATGCTAAAGGGCAGGATTATATTTGTGCCTGTTCAGGGGTTAGGATTAAAGAAGATAACAAGACTAAAACACTTATTCACAGATATGGATTACCAATTGGGAAAAGAAGGATTTGGGATAAGGGTAAGAGATACTTCAGAATTGCAGAAACTACGTGATTTGGAATCTAAATTCCCTGTAGGTGCAAAGCTACACGAAACTTATAAAAGTCCCTTAGAAATCCTTATAGAGTCTGATACAACTGAAAGGGAGGTTGTTAGTCTATTAGTTAGCAATTCAAGTACTTTGGGAGATCAGGATTACATAAATCAACTCGCTATTGACCTAGCAACAGGTTCACAGGGAGATGTAGTATTAGATGATAAGGGAGTCTGGGTATATACTGACTCGAAAGAGCACGCCAAACGAATTATTCAAGATATTCTGTATAGTTCTAAATTTCCTTATTACGACGAGGAGTTATTAAAAATAACTCCCAAGTATGCAAATAGATTAGACTTTATACAAGAGGAAAGTTCTTTTAAGATAAAGGTAGAAAATTTTGTGAGCCCTGAAAATGCAAAAAAATATTCCAACAACATGGTTAATAGACACTTTTATTTTAAAAACGAATACCTTAAATATTTCTAAAGATGGGATTTAAAAAAGAATACGAGAGCAACAGAATACGGAGATTTAATTACGATTTAAGATTGTACGTAAATGAGGTAAGAGAGTATAAAAGACCTAACCTACCCGATGGACCAGATTTTGTGGCAGTATTATTTCATCATAGTGCTATGGACAACGACGAATGGTTAGTTAGATCTTTCTCTGTAAAAGATAATGTTTTTACATTTGTAACTGGACCAGGGCATGCTTCTGGACGAAATTTATACCAAGACGAATCTGAAGCTGAGAAAGAATTCAAACGCTTCGGGGGTAAGGTGTTAAAAGAAACCCGGAATAAGTATTCTGAAAAATTCAGATCTATGATAGAATCTTTAGATCCAAGGGATGTAATTAAAATAATTACAGAAGCCTCAGAATCTTCAGATTATTCAAAGTTTGAGCCTAACTTAAAACAAATGTCAATATCGGGGAAAAGTTTTTTAGGCACTAAAAACTTGATAAAAAATAGGTAAAATACAAATAAATATGAAAAATATTAAAAGACTGATAGAATCAGAATCCTCTTGCGACGAAATAATGCAAGAAGTATCAGGTAATAAGGAAGCTTACGACAAATTCTTTCAAGAAAAATTAGATAAATTTGGAGTTAAATCTCCCGCAGATTTGTCAGATGACGATAAATCTAAATTCTTTAAGGAAATAAAATACGAATGGGAATCTGTTAGTGAGTCAAAGCTAACTGACAACTTAATTACTAAGTTGTATAACGATAGTGAACGTATTCTTAAGACATCTCCCCTTTCGGTACTTAGTAAGAGTGCAGACGAAATTGAAGACTCAGAATTTGATTTTTTAAAATTAGCTATAGAAAACTTCGAGGAATTAACTAATCAACTAAAGAAGCTTCAGCATAAAATAAATAAATAAATAACAAGGGGAGAATTTAGAAACAAATTGCATAAAAACTAAAATTATGAAAGATATACAAAGATTAATAGAGTCTCAAGATGCCCAATCAGTAGTTGACTCCATATCTATGGATGAGGCTGAAAATTCCACGGAATCCCGAATTGCTAAGAAGTTGGAAAATGAACTAGGTAGGCTTGTCGATACTTCAAAAATAGGAAAGTTAGATTTTAAAAAAGCTGATCAAACTGTAAAATTATTCGATAAGTCCTTAAGTCTTAAGGACGCTGGATTGCTGGCTCCCATGTTTAAGGAGATAACTGCTTCTGGTATCCTATATTATGGACTAGGAGACAAGGGAGGAGAGATGGTAAAGGTTGTTGTAGAGTTTAAGTACAAGCACAGTGGAGGGGGTTCTAATGGATACACAGTTTTGTACCAAACTCGTGACGGAGGCAATACCTGGGAGTAATTTCCAAACTAGTCATAGATATCCGACTTTTATTTTAAACTATAATTAAATCAAATATATGAAAAATCACAGAGCTTTAATAGAATCCTCTCAATCTGCAGAAGAGATTTTCAAATCTATCACTGAAGTTACTGCAGCAGGTAATATACCTAGGGTAGGAGATCAGGTTAGATTATTGGCTGCCCAGGGGTCTTTCTCTCAGGGAGACACTGTTGAAGTACAGACTTTGGAAGACACTAGTGATGCCCAGGACTGGAGTTCTTTTAAGATGGGAGTAGAAGGAGGAGAATTATCCTTTGACAGATCTGACATCGACGGAAAATTCCAGATGGTTTATGACTCGTAAGGAATACTTAACACAAACAATAATTTATTTAGCCATCAATGCTTCTCCTCTTTTGGTGAAGCATTTTTAATTAATTTTTATAGCCATGGATAAGAATGTAAAAGACGGAATCGAACTAAGAAAGGGCGTCTATAACTACCTTTCATTACCCTTTGATTACAAAGGTACTAAGGTTGAAAATTTCGCTCCTCGAGAGTTAACTCTAAAGGAAATGAAGTCTTTAGGAAAGATACAATACAAGGCTAACCATCCCTTTGGATGGATAGCTAAAGCGTGTTGTCTATCTATAGAAGAGATGGGGGGTGTCAAAGTGTACGATGAATATATCTCTTCAGGTAAAATGCCAGAAATAGTAAAAATGATCCCTATGGTCAGTACTAATAACGTATTAGTAGCAGGTCATATAGAAACACTAGGGGAACACCTTGAGAATATTAAGGCAATTTGTCCTTCATGTGGGAGTTCCAATGAGGCAGAAATAGATTTACTTAGTTTAGAAGTGCCTTTCTTAAAAGAAGATACTTTTGAAACTAAAATCTTTAAAGTAGACTTATCTAAAGGTTATACCACAAGTGTAAAATCTCAAGACGAACAGGGGTTATCAGCATGCTATACCAGACTATTTTTTAGACTTCCGGTGTTACAGGATCTTCTAAATTTAGAAGATTCATTTACTGAATCTAAGGATTTAAATGAATTTTTTGAAGAATTAATGGGTCAATGTATTCTGAAAATGGAAAGTGACTCAGGAGAAGATATGCCGGATAACTTCTTGAAGATGCGAAAATCAAGAGTTCTTGCATCCCTAAGCCCTAAGGACTGGAAGAAGACTAGGGTTGTGTACAACGAAAATGTTCCGGAGTTGTCGGTGTCTGCATCTAAGCTTTGCACAGAATGCGGTTCTAAAATAGAGTATAAGATGGAGCAAAATTTTTTATTCCAATAGGATTTTCTATTTTCGAAGAAAGAGAAGTAGATTCCTCAAATTTATTGACTGTATTATTCAAAAATTTATTAGACATTTACAGTATTGGAAAAAATAAAGGGAATGTCCCCGCCGAGTTTATATCCGAGATAGTTACTAAGGGATTCAGAGAATCTATTCTACTATTTGAAAATGACTTGGTGTACTTTTCAGTGCATACTAGTAATTCTATTAAGGATATGATGGACTGGACGTTTAAGGAATTAAAAGGCAGGTCTATTATAATAAATAGGGCGTTAAAACAAAAATTTAGAAACAGTGGAGGATAACATAAATCTAGGAATTGGATTTGACAGTAAGAGTGTAGATGAATCCACTCGGGGTCTTAAAAAGCAGATGAGAGTTGTAGGGGCTATGATGCTCCAGTTTGAAGAAATGAAAAAACAACTAGAAGCTAATGAGAAAGCTGAAAAAAGAGCATCCGATACTTTGGACGAAATGACTGGAGCGTCTTTAGGATTTTTTAAGAGCATACTACCTAATTTAAGTAATTTACGAGCATCTTTAGAGAAAACTATGCCAGGGTTTTCCTTTATATTCAACATTCTAGATAATCTAAAATCTTTAGTAGGAGGTACTTTGAAAAAAGCATTTGATACATTCCTCCTGCCCTTTAAATGGATAATAACAAAGGGGATAAAGGCTATACAGTGGGCTACGGACTTTGGTGCCCGAATATCTGAGATAGCAGACTCTGCTGTAAACCTAGAGCATAGGTTTACTAGATTTTCTAATTTGTTCGGATCAGAGAAATTCGCTGGAAAAATTAATAAGTGGCAGTATGATATGCTGCAGACTATGCCACTTATACGAGAAGACTTAGACGACTTTACGGTGCAGATGAGAGAACTAGGTATGGATCCTAGAAACGGCAATCTTAAAGGAGTTATAGGAGCTGCTCTAGGTCCTGGTAATAGTTTCAGTGGAGTTATGTCTGCCCTTATGGGAGCAGCGGGAGAAAGTAACGACGTGATGGGATTATTTACTTCATTAGGAAGAACCTTATCTCCAGAAAAAATAATGAATTCCCTCAGAGGTGCCACTACTCAACAAGAAAGATTTTCTAATCTACTAGAATTAATGAATAAGACTTATGGGACAAATGTTGATAGGTCTCAAAGATTAATATCTACAAGTTTAAGTCAGATAGATAGTTTCTGGAGTGAATTTAAGGAGGACTTAGTTGGAGCTCCTCAAGAGGGTAATTTACTGTGGTATATACAGCAAGTATTTGTTGACATTAAGGGATGGGTAGCTAAAAATAAAACGGTACTATTTTCTTTTGCAAATAGCATAAGCCATGTATTAGGAGGAGTGGGAAAGGTTATCTATTCCCTATTTACAGGAATGACAAGTTATGGGGCGAAAGCTATTGGCGGAATACAAAACGCTGCTGAACAATTTAAGGGTTGGGCTTTAAGGGCTGAAGGGCAATTAGGATTATGGGCTATAAAGATAAAAGATGTTTTTAAAGATGCTAGCAAACAGGGTTTAGGATTTTGGGCTACCATGGGAAAATTATGGACAGATGCATTTGGAGGAAAAACAGGAATGGTATCTAAATTTTGGCAGGGATTTAAGGACATAGGCAGTGATGTAATATCGTGGTTAGGGAAGAAGTTATCCGACATATTTGGGTATGAATTCCAAAAGGGAGTTTTATCGTTGATAACTAAAGAAGATGGGTCATTTAGATGGGGAACAGCAGGGATTGGAGAGTTCTTCTCAGCTAAGACTGCAGCTTATGAGAAGTTTCATTCTCTAGAAAATATAACATCTGCAGATATAGCAGGAGCTAAGTCTAGACTATTAAATCCTTCAATGAGACGTAAGATTATAGAAGATTCTCGAAATGTTAGTGTTGGAGAATATAAAAAATCTTATTACGACTTGTCAGATGCCGATAACACTCAATCCAATCGAGATTTACTAGCCTCTATGGGATACGTAGTTCAAAGAAGAGTCATCGGAGGTTTACAGTATAGTAAATTAGGTTTGACTGACAAAAAAGAAGCGAGGATACAAAATGAACTCGATAAGTTTTTGTCAACTTCTTCTCCCTCTTTTAAAGCTGGTAATTCTAAAGATGTGGAGGACTTAAGCTCTGCCGGAAACGAAAGGTTAAGAGCTACAGCCGCAGGTTTGGGAATGAACCTCGAACAACTACAGATAAATTCAACTTATAGACCAGGCACAGCTAATCATGGTTCTAGAGGAGCGTTTGACATACAAGCTACTCCTGAATTATTAGCTAAATTTAACATCCCTAAGGAATTAACTCAGGTGAATGCTACCAAGTGGCATCCAATAATAGATAAAGACGGATACAGACTTGCCTATGAATCACCAACAGAAGCTGGTGGAAGAGGGCACTTCCATGTAGATGGTGGTAAGAATCCTGATGGATCTTCAGACGACGTTTCCACCAGTATAAGAGATGTGTTTATCACTATAAATACTAAGGCTACTGAACCTACAGAAGTAGGAAAGGTTGTGGTAGCTGCTGTCAGAAATATAGATGCACGAGGAGGCACGTTAAAATCTACTAGTAAAACATAAACCAAATGAAAGACACTAATCATGTGATGAGGGGTATGATGGTTAATTTAGACGCAGGTTTAATGCTTCCCTTTATGCTAAATCCTCAGCCTATAACACACACTAAAAGCGTTACCTGGGAAACTGAAGAAGTTCCAGGTCTCCCTGCTCCTATCCATTATTTTCAGTCTGGGGGAGTTAAGACAATAAGTTTCGATTTGTTCTTTGATGGGAGTGAGGCGGGAAGAAGTTCAGGACATTTTTCGGTAGTTGACCCCGTAGGAACTTTAGGTTCTGAATCTATAATAGAATCCTTTTTATACCCTCAAGCAGTGTCTGTAAAATCTAAAGAATTTTCAGTGAAGAGTTTAATACGACGCAAGAAGTTTGTGAGTCCTCCAGCTGTATATTTATTACTGGGATACAGATTCTGGAAAGGTTACCTATCTTCAGCTCCTATGGTAGAAACTAAATTTGACAAGAATTTATTTCCTACACAATTTACTACTTCTATAGAATTTGTAGTTGTAGAAGACGGTATAATAAATGAATTAAATACTGGTTCTAGAAATACTTTAGCTCTGTTAAAGAGTTCCCTAAATGCTATAGATCAATTGGTTAATTTACCCAATGCGAACGCTCTCCAAGGAGCGTTCGCATTTTCAATACCCTTATTATAATGAGCTTCCCAACTAAAAAATTAGCGTTATCTGGAGAAGAGGTGTCAGTACCTCACATAAGAACCAGAGTTTTATATTCTGAGGGAACTCAATACACTTTGATAGATGAAGATTTATTGAGAGATAAAGGAAATGTGTTAGCTTACTTAGCTGGAAAATTTTACGGTGACCCTGCCCTTTATTACATAATACAAGAGAATAACCCTCCGATACATGATTCTTTTTTACAGGAGGGATTTGTTATATTCCTGCCTAATTTAAATTCTAACTAGGGTAATATGGCTAAAAAATTATTAATTGGAGATCACAGACTACAAGGTTATGAGTGTTTTAGAGATATTTACTTCTCCATAAACAAAGGACAGGTTTCTAGGAGATATGCAGGACAATCTATTGACAGCATGTTTAATAAGTCTATTTATAGTCCTTCTGAAAATGATACAGCGGTAGAATTAGAGTCCACAGAAAAAATGAAGTCTGATGGTTATTTCTTTATCCCTCCTAGGCTTATATGTGGAGATATAGTAGTATCCCAAGATTTTAATTTAGTAGATGAATTCTCCATAACTATAATAGCCAATTTCCTGGAAGTACGAAATTTAGTAATAGAAAGAGCAGATGGAGAGGGAGAGCAATTACTTAGTTTTTCTAATAACAGTATACCCTATTACCCCCTAATGGACACTATTCTCTTGGGAAATCTATTTGTAAAGGGGAGAATGGGATATATCCAGAATCCAGAGCAGTCTATAACCTTGGAAGGAATGTGTGTCGGGATGACTCCCTCCTTCAGAGCAGACGGAATACCTACAGTTACTTACAAATTTAGAGATGTCGGATGGGATATGACCAGAGTAAATTTATCTGCTACTTATCCTAATTTAGGTAAGGATTTAGATTTAACAGATATAAATAGTATAATTAATGCCATAGCTAGAAGTTAATGGGTAAATACGAGTTTAATAGAGATTTAGGTAAATGGGAGGAAGTAGTTACTCCTACGGAGAAAGTTGATCCTCCCAAGAAAATAATTCCTATTACTAATTTTGGAGTCCAGAAGTCCTTTTCAATAAACTATGTTGCACCGGAGGCTGAATTTTCAAGAAGCTCCAAATCCCGTATAGATACTTTTGACCCTGGAGATAGAAGTTGGAGTGTTGTGAGAAATCCATTAGCTACCATGTCTTTAAGTTTTATTATAACTAAGATTATACTAGGCTATGGTAGGGATAAATTTGAAATAAAGGGACTTCCCGACGAATGGAGTAAGATACTCTACACTATTGGAAAACCCTTAACACAGGATGGGTCTGACTGGGCATTTATTGGAAAAGTGTGTAGAGATCTAGGGTATATGATACGAAGAGAAGACCATGGAAGAGTATTTAGCATAATAAAGACCTCAGATGGTAATAACACTCAACCTAACTATTCTATTGGGCTAAACGGAGAAGGAGGGGACATATTTGATTTAAATTTCCTAGACCGAAAGGACAACGAAAATCCCACATTCTTAATCTTAGGAGATTTTTCAATAGAAGTAAGTTCCGATACAGGATTTGTTCCTCAGGTAAAACAATTTTTAGATGACACCGGAATTTCTAAAGTAGTTATCAAAGTTCCAGATGGACTCAGTGCTTTTTTAAGAGCTAAGCATGTGCTGATGGAAGGAAAATTGGAGGAGGACTATTTGGCGAATAAGGAAGGGACATTACAGGGAGAAGAGAAAGCCCTTTTTGACAGAATAGACAAAACTAATGCCTCTTTAGAAGATTGGTTGCATTATTACCACGTAGAAATTCCTGAATATAATTCAAATAATCCTAATGATCAGGGGTACTCTATTCACCCTTATGAGGGATGGTCGTGTTCTTTTACTACTCTGGGAAACATGTGGGCTACTCCAGGGGAGTGGTTAACGATACAAGGTACTTCTAGCAATTTGTATTTCCCCTTTCAAATAAAGTCGGTAACTCACACATTTGGGCATACCTGGAAGACAGCTTATGAAATGATTAGATAAGTTAAATATGTAACTTTTATTTTAAACTAGTCTCCGTGATACGACTAACCAAAATTATAACTGACACAAAATACTGGGAAATCCAAGATCCTAAGAAGATGGGATTTATTCCAGTGTATTTCAGAAATGAAGTCAGATGGGCTAGACCTGTTTTGAATACTCATGAAATACGGATACCTACAAAGGAATGGATTTCTAAGTATGGAGACAGTTTGGGCATATATGTTCAGGAATCAATTATAGAAGGAATAAGTACTCTATGGTGGCTAGGATTTTGTCTATTCGAAAATAATTCTCTTAATGCGGAATTTGATGACGAATACCCGTACTTAAAGATTCTCCATTTTGATGAAAGTTGGATAGAGTTATGTTCTAGTAAAGAAAACAAGAGACGATGGGAAATAAAGTCTCTGGAAACAGATTACAGTTCTCTTAAGATAGATTCTTCTAACAAGATTTTTTCTTTAAATAACAGAACTATCAATGGAATACATTTTTCTAAAGACGAAACAATTATTCTAGAGGATAAATTGTTGTCTTTGGGTGCATTTGGTTACAGAACCTGCAGTGCTTGGAAACGTCTTAAAAACGTGGTTAGAACAGCTGGTAGATGCCTTAGTTGCGACAACTCACACAACTACAGTTCCGGGATTGCCAACAAGCCCTCCTGTGAATGCTGCCAGTTTTGTAGCATTAAAAGCACAGATACCAACTATATTAAGTTCACTGATAAAATTAAGTAAATGAAAATATTAATATATCAAACAGATTAATTTATTAAATAGAATGAAATACGATATAACTTCAGCAGTAGGAATTGTTTTAAATTCAAAAAGTCAAGTTCTATTAGGTAGATGCCTAACGGATGACGATCGAAATGGAAAACTATGTTTTCCCGGAGGAGGAGTAGAGGAGGGTGAAGACATATTTTCTGCAGCTATCCGTGAAATTAAAGAGGAGACTAATGTAGTTCCCCTGATAGTTAATACTGCATTTACAGTTCATAGTAGTAAGCCATTTGTAGCTTACGTTGTGCTAACAGATACTGAAACCAACACTCCTACATTCAATGACGAATATGTCAGAGGGGGTGATTCAGGGTGGTTTGATTTAGACACCCTGCCTTATTCAGATGTCTTCAACTTAAATCTAGATATTTTAACAATGTTGAATCTTATTCCTAGGCGAGAAATAACTTATGTTAAAGATAATATAGAGTCTGATTCAGATATAGAGGGAATTGTAGAAAGTATACTTTATGGAAGAAAGAAGCGAGATAACTGAATTAGTTGAATCAGGAAAGACTTTATCTGAGATACATATACTTATTCCTGCTGAGAGAGATACAATAGATTTCTATCTAAGAAAGAAACTCTTACAAGAATTCTGTAATGAAAAATTTATTTTACCTAAGAATTTGGTGTTAAAAAATGATTATTTAGAGGTGGAGTGTATAACAAATAAAGATATAAAATGCTTAGTGGGACATTTTTGGGGAGTTTCTCTATTGTCTGTATCCTATGAGGGGGTAAGTAAGTTATTTTCAACTAAGGATAGGGGATTAAATTGGAAAGTACTATAATTATGAAAGATATAAGACGGTTAATCGAATCAGAAGACATTTCATCTAAGGATATATGTGACAGAAGTCCTGTTACAGAAGGAATAGGTATAACCCCTGGAAATAATGTTAAATTTATAAAGGGTAAGTATAAGGGGGAAACAGGGTATATAGCTTCTGTAGTAACTTCCTACATAGTAAAATTAGATAACAAGCGAGAGGTAGAAGCATCTTTAGGAGACTTCTTTGTGACAGACTAATATGAGGATAACACAATTTCCAATTCAATTTACAGACCAGGGGTCTATAAAACTTTCTTCGGACAAGGGGGCAGAGTTAGATTTATTATTATTGTCACCTCCCAATAGTAGGACATTTTTAAAAGACTATGGTCTTGAAATGTCCTATTTACAACAGGCTTCAGTAGATCCTAAGACTTATATTCCAGTATTTAGTTTAGAGTTGCGAGAGAAGTTAAAGAGATTTACTCGTAATGTTGCCTTAGTTAGAGCTAAGATATTTAAATTACCGGAGAAGCCGAGAGTTCTTTACATAGAAATATTCTGGCAAGAGGAATTATCTGAAAAGAGTAAGACATTTGAATTAAACACAAAGTAGTATGGCTAACGTAGACAAATCAAAATTAGTAGACATAATAAATATAGATTACGCCACTTTATTAGCAGGAGCACTGAGCATAAAGGATAAGTATGCGTCTTTAGTAGACTGGGATATGTCTAATCCGAATGATCCACTAGGAGTTATTTTGGAAGCATACTTGCGGTCTATCGAGAAGGATGCTAATTATGCTAACTTGATTGCACAAGAATTTAGCTTAGCTACAGCATTATCTAAGGATTCAATATTTGAAAAGGCATTTTTAGCAGGGTATAATGTAACATTGCGTTCCGCAGCCACCTGTTTAATGAATTTGACAGTAGCTGCAGGTTCAGCAGGCACTATTTCTCCTTTTGAATTGGTTATAAAGGGGGTAAATTCAGCAGGGTCATCTATTTATTTTGAAAATAGTCAGCCGATTGTTATCCCTCCGGCAAGTTCTGAAACTGTCCTAGCGGATGTGCTATTTACTGAAGGAAGAACGTACGAGAAGGTAGTAAATGCCTCTGGAGTTCCCTTTGAAAGTATCACAATACAAGATTCAGTTATTGATGGTACAGTGGTATTAAGAGTAAATGGAGTAGCTTGGGGTGAAGTATTCAGTATAAACAGTAATACCCTACCTACAGATAGTGTTTTTGAATTGCGTCACTTAGGAAGAAACACTTATCAAGTGATGGGGGGAGATGGTAAAAATGGAGCACTGTTCCCTACAGATTCTATAATTTCTGTTAAGTATAGGATAGGGCAAGGAAGTGAAGGAAATTTGTATACTTATTTTATAAATACAGTATTTAAGACTCCTTTTGTGAGAGTAATTGGAGTTTCCAACAGAAATTCTTCTGATACAGCATCTGGCGGACAGGACATGGAAGATTTAGAGAAAGTTAGAGCGTTAGCTCCGAAACTATCTAAGATAAATGGCACCTTAGGAAATAGATGGGATGTGGATTTGTATTTGAATTCCTATCCCGGAGTTGGATTAGGGAAATCGAAAGAGGTGGGGATGGATTACTTTTATGCTTATATAGCTAACGAGATAGGAGAACCCTCTGCTGCCTTTATTTTGCAATTAGAGGAGGATATAAGACCTCGATTAATAATGGGAGCGTCTATTAAGGTGGCCACAGCTACTAGAGTTTCAGTAGCTTTATCTTTAGAAATAATTTATGATCTATCTTACGAGAGGAGTGTGCTGGAAACCAGCATACAGCTGGCTATAACGAATTTCTTGAATCCTTTTGCTTATTCTACCACTCGGGAAAAGAAAATAAGTTTTGGTACTGACCTGCTTATTTCAGATATATACGAAGAAGTGACTGCTATTCCGGGGGTTATAGCTATATCCATATTAGACCCAGTTCCGGCTACAAATACTATTTTAGTGAGAGTTTTGGATACCCATATATTAACTCATATAGGAAGTTCTATATCACTAACCATGGTTCCCAGTTCTGAATCTCAATCCATACGAATAGACAAGAGAGAAAAGTACTTTTTCAGTAACCCTAAATATAGATAGATGGCTAATAAACCTGGAGACAGCATACTAGCAGCTATACAAGAGCAAAGTGATATAGCTAAGGACATAGTAGCGTGGTTTGATGAAATATACGGAATATATGTGCAGGGAGAAATAAACAATCATCTCTACCAAATGATTTCTTTTGAAAGATGCCCTGATGAGTATCTAGATTACTTTATGTACGAAAAGGGATTTAGTACCCACAAGTCTATGACTCCTAATTCAAAGAGGGATGTCTTGAGAAACTGGAAATTTATACACGAAAATAGATTATCTCAAAGAGGCTTGGAAATGTATTTAAAGAGTATTTTTCAGGTTGATTTGGTAACTTCCGGATGGCAACACGTAAGTTGGAAGAAGAGATTTATCCAAACTCAAAATTCTATTTATGGATTTCCCAATGCCGAGTCGTTATCTTTAGCATTTCAGGAGGGAGATACCATGACGTATTTATATTCCCCAGACTTTGTTGAATCTGACAGATTAGATATTCAACTTTCTGCCCATAATGCTTACACGGATTCTCTACTAGACTATGCTTTTGAGATATGTCGTTATGAACTAGCTAAAACTTGTAGTTATAAAAATTTATTAATAAACATCGTAGATGAACATTACAATCTAATGAAAACCCAAACAATATAATCTTATATATTATGCCAAATTATTATGTAGATAAAAGATACGGACTATCTAGCCGAAGAACTCATTTAGAGATTTTGCCAGTACCTGATGTATTTTTAGCCAGCGATTTTAATACAAACACGGAATTATTTCTAGAATTTATGGATTCTTTTTTTAAGGATACATTCGGTGTGGTGGTAAAATCCGGATACGAAGTTTCTTTATTGGGAAATGACGTTATCATAACTTCGGGAGTTCTCTGGTGGGGCAAGTATATGATGGATACTCCTGCTAATACGCAATTAGTAAATGCAAGAAGTTTTGGAACAACCCAATACGTGTATTTGAAAATTACCAATACTAGGTATACTATCGCAGATGACCTAGTTTCAGAAAGTGTTATACAGAATGTGTTTATACGGCATAACATAGGAGGAATGGATTTGAGTAGACCTAATCAATACATCTATGAGGGAGTCTTGGGAGTTTATAATTCTCTGCAACCAGATAGTGTGGGTAATTTACCAGATGCTCCGGATATCCAGTATATAAAATTGGCTACTATAGAATCGGATGAATCTATTACCACACACGTTAGACTTTTTGGAACAGCTTTAAGCACTCTGGATTTAGACTATGTAAATCTTCCGTTGCAGGTGTCAAACAATATTTCGTTGTTAGCTACTTTGGTAGCAGCTGATACTGTAAATGCTAAAATTAATACCAACAATTCATTTTCGGGTTTAAATTCTCATAATCCTACTGCTGCTACTTACAATTCTGGGATAAAGCAGATAATTTTAGGTAGTACTAACCTAAACAATTTGATAATTTCTGGAGCACTGGTAGTTGAGACCTTAAGTTTTCAAGATGTGGGAACTACTATAAAGATCAAATTACTCGGTTCTGGAAGTGTCTTATTTAAGAATAGTGCAAATCTATTATGTCCTGGAGGAGTTGATTTGTTAGTAGCTTTTGATAATTGGGTAGAGTTTACTACCCGAGTTTCGGGAGTATGGGAACTAACATCAAATTCAACTTCTAATACAGACATATTAAATTCTCAGATAGCGATACCCGTAGGAAGTGTTATAGCCTACGAGGGAGTCATGTCCGAATTTGATGGAACAGGGTTAGGGTTCGCAGGTAAGGCAGGGTGGGCTATTTGTAATGGTCAGAATTCTACCAATGACATGCGAGGAAAGTACCTAGTGGGATTTAAGTCAGGGGATCCGGATTTTGGGACTATGGCGGCAATAGGAGGATCAAAGACAGTGACTTTAGGGGTAGGGGAATTACCCTCTCACTCCCATACCGCAACAGCTTCTAATGGGGGTACTCATACTCACACAGCTAGTGAAACAGCGGCAGGAGGCTATGCTGGATTTAATGTCTCTTCAGACTTTGCTGGATTGCACAATCACTCCACGAATTCTACGCAAGGTATGGCGAAAGTTACGGGTTTGGATACTACAGCCTCTCCTTTTGACAGCACTCCTCTAGAAATGGATATAAAGCATACTTATGCCCTGCCCTCTGATGGTAGCCACCAGCATGTTATTGCTATTCCGTCTAAGGATGACCATATTCATACCATAACAGTAGTAGCAGATTCAGTTGGCCATACGCATCCAATAGCAGTTTCTTCGGAAGGATTGGGAAATGCATTTAGCGTATTAAATCCCTTTTATGTAATTTCTTGGATAAAGAGAATATATTAAGTAGTAAATGCTTATGTTAGACTTTTTAAAATTTTACCTGAAGGATGTATCTGAATTTAATGATTCAGTACCTAGTAAAGTATCAGTAGGACTTTCTCCTCTAAATAGGGTGTCTTTTGTTTTTGATTTAAGTGAAAATCCTGCACTACATGAGGGACTTTACAATTCTTTAAGAAAGGAGAAGTATCCTGTGGTATGGTTTCAGCGTAGTCTAAGGGAACAGTTATTTGATATAGATCGATTTAAGGAAGAATTTCGTCAGTTTTGTGTGATTAGTATCCTATCGGATTCTCCGGAAGCTGGCAGATCCTTATTTTTAAAATTTGATATACCTACGGAGAGAATAGAATTTTTATATTTTAACTTAGCCTCTGTTAATAAAGTTTTATCGGGAAAAGATTTTACTTCAAAAGAATTTTTAGAGTCTCAATCTTCTTTACTAAGTCTAGAAACAACCCTTTTTAGGGGAGTTTAACTTACTTAGAAAGCCTATGTCATTATTTAAATCTAATCCAGCTTCAGGAATTGATGAAGTTATGGTGAGATCCCTGAAAGATTTAAAATCTACAGGACAAATATCTATTAATAGTAGGACAGAGTCTACCATTAAAGAAATTATCAGTTACACAATCAGTTCAGATAATCCTTTAGATAGGATACTTCGTAATCCTGCTCGAAAAAATAATCTAGTAGCTCAGATAGCTGAGACTGTGTGGGTTATTTCTGGAAGCCGAGACCTCACTTATTTATCTCCATTTTTACCTAGAGCTATTAATTATTCTGATGACCAGATATCCTGGAGAGCAGGATATGGTAGAATCTCTTATTTAGAAGTGAATCCTCCTAAGGATTTTTTAGTAACGAGGAGTGAGGGAGAAGATTTTTTACTATTTCCGAAAGTATATTCTAGAAAATTCAAAGTAAATCAGGTAAAGAATGTAATAGATATTCTCACTCAAGATCCTTCTAGTAGACAAGCTTACATAGTTATACCCATAGCGGGAGATAACTTAGTTACAAATGAGACTTTGGATACTCCTTGCACATTAAGTGTGCAATTTTTGATACGCAATAACAAATTACATTGTATTACAAATATGCGAAGTAACGATGTCATATTTGGGTTGACAGGGATAAATTACTTTGAATGGACATTCCTGCAAGAATTAGTAGCTAGTATTCTCTGTGTAGAAGTGGGAACGTATTTTCACAATGCGGGTTCTCTCCATATTTATGAGAGACATTTTGATGTGATGGACAAGATTTTATTCGAAGAAGAGTCTCCTAATAAATTCGATATAAACAAGCACATCCCTGTTAATGAAACTTCATGGAAGAATTTGGATAGTAACCTTTCGGCTTATATTGAATTATTTAATAGAATACTCAATCCTCTTACAGGGAGGTTAAAAGAATCTCTATCCGAATTTGCTCTTACACGGAGCATGAATTCTTATTTGGTTATCCCTCTTTTACAGTTAGCATTTTTAAAAAATAAATTAGCTGCCTCCGAAATTATGGAGATTTTATCCCCCGAAGTAATCAGAAAGGATTCTCATTTGTGGGAGGGGCTGCTGAAGTCCGACAAATTTTTCATAGGAGGATTTTTAAATAAACAAAAATAAATAAATAACAAGTTATGGCAGAATTGACAAGTATTGAGCAGGAATTACAGGATTTGGTGAGACCTATAAACAAGCAGGTTTTAAACAAAGATGTAGAAACATTTTATGGACAGGATTCAGGTAATTCGACAAATTCGGATATCCCTGAAATACGAATGAAAGTTGAGGGGGAGTATGTATTCTTCGTATGCCCACCTACCGTTGATTTTACTCCAGAGACTCCTTACGGAGGACGAATAGGACTTGTGGTTAAGACCCACTGGAATCTACCTAAAAAGGATGGAAAGACAAATGGAGTTATCCTGGACGCTGAAGGGTCATTTCCGTGGCTAGGAGTTCAGAATCCTCTGAAAAGAGTAATAGAAAAATGGGAGGCTAAAGGTTTTGCAGACAACGTAAAGGAGAATGTATCCTCTGAGTCTGCATACTTTAATGTATTGCTAGTAGACTCTCCTGACCCAGACCATGCTAAATATCTGCAGACTGTAGAGAACGGAAAATTAGTAAATAAAGTGACGGTGTCCATATTGGAGAGTAACGTAGTAACTTTAAAATTCTTGCAGGAGCAGATAAATAACAAGTTTGCTAAATTTGATTTAACTCATCCGCTAAAAGGTTCTTTGGTTTCGATAAAGAAAGTAAAAAAAGCTATTTCGGGAGGAACTAGGGTGGGATATGAAAGAAGTATTGTCCCCCATTCTCCAATGTGGTATGAGGGGTTACCTCACAGTGAACAAGTAGCTGCTATAAAAGAAGCTATAGCGGGAAGTCATAATTTATTTGAACAGTATAGACCCAATAAGTACTATGAGTCAAATATACGAGAGTATGCTGAAACTTTAGATGCAATATTGGAGAATCAATTTAAGTACGTGGAAAGCTCTAATTCATTGTCTAGAGAGAGAGCAGCGGAGTTTAATACTATGCCTAAACAGCCTGTAGTTCAGCCTCAGCCTATAGTTCCTCAAGCACCTGCTCCTACACAAGCTCCAATTCCTGCTCCTACACAAGCTCCAATTCCTGCACCACAACCTTTACAGCCTGGGGCAGCTCAGCCGTTTATCCCAGAAAATTCGGGTAACAACGGAATACCCCCATTACCTTTTGGGTTTTAATTATGGAAAAAATAAATTTTAAGAAATTAGATATACCCGGAGCCAGAGTAGCATCTGACCCCGAGGGAATAGAGTATTTGAGTTCTGACCCTATACCCTCAAGATTAGACCCTTTAGATTTAATTTTAGGGGGTGGGTTTTTGCCTGGAAGAGTATATTTACTTTCTGGAGAGAAGTCTTCTGGCAAGTCTACTCTGCTCAACCAATCTATGATAGGTATACAAGAAATAGGAGGGCTGTGCGCTCACGCTGAGTCAGAAAATACTTTAGATTTAGAAAGAGCAAAAGCTCTAGGTACTGATTTGGGGGCATTAGTTATTTCTAGTGAATCAATACAGACTTTAGAGGGCGGATTTGAATGGCTAAAAGATACTATGCTGGCTATAAAAAAGGCATACCCTACCATCCCCGTGATGTTAAGTTGGGACACTTTCCAGAGTACAATAACTAAAGCTCAAATGGCCAGCACCATCACTGGAAAGGGAGGAATAGATGACTTACGTAAGGAGATGGATCCCTTTGCAGGAGGACAACAGGAGGAAGCTAGAGTTATAAAGACCAAGCTTAAGGAGTTAGTTCACTTACTAAATAGAAATCAAGCATTTTTAGTCCTACTGTCTCAAGTCTATGACAATAGAGAAATGTTTGGTTCTGATAAATTAGTTACTTCTGGAGGACATGGTTTACATCATCAAGTTTCTGCTCATATCAGGGTAGTCCAGAAGAGTAAAATATACGACCCATCTTACGAGAAGATGGTAATTGGTAATGTAGTTAATATATCTACTGTTAAGAACAAACAAGCTCCCCCGTATTTGAATTTTGATATACCCTTATTTTATTCAACAGGTTTCAGTGCGGGTAAAGCTGTTCATGACTATTGTATTCAGAATAGACTAATCGGAGGGGGAAGTTGGACTACAATAGTAGCTCCCTTTGGAGATAAGTCTTTCCCTAAAATTCAGCTCAGGTCTTTATTTGGCACTTATTATAAGGGTATGGAAAATTATGGAATTTATCATTGGATGGTAATTTTGATATATAGATTCCTAGCGGAGATGTTTCCCTCATTGACTGAACGCTATTTAAGACTAGCACAGGAGCGAGAAGATTTAAT